GGCGATTTCGACAAGCTCGACATGCCTTTCGCTAAGGTTGACATCGTTGAGCTGACTCTCGACGAGAACATCGGTAAGAACATCGCCAAGGAAATTGCCGCAATGTACGACCTGGGCTTCGAGGGCGACCCCGAACTCATCATGGACAAGACCACCGAGGTTGACCTGAAGTTCACGAAGCTCATCCCCGGCACCACCGACTCGAACCGCACCGTCGTGCAGGATGGTCAGTGCGTAGGCTACCGCTACAAGGTATCTCCGTACATCGACTACTCGTTCGACGAGAACGGTATCGGCACGAAGGACTTCGCTGATCCCGAAACCAAGAAGATTCCTATCCGCTACATCGGTATCGGTCACTTCGGCTACCTGAACGAGCAGGTGTATGCTGATGGCATCGAGTTCAATGTGGACGGAACAAGTCAGGAAAACTTTGACAGAAATGTCATTGCCCTGGGTATGGGATTGGACTACTCACTTGTTGAAATGTCAAGCAAGGTCAACGGCAACAACAACAACAAGCCCCAGGCCTTCAAGCTCATCAAGCTCATCGAGCCCGCATCTTCTAACGAGATCGGCAACTAAACTCTCTGCGCTCTTCTTTCTGGGATAGTTCCTTCGGGGAGGGTGTGAGGTGAAAGCCACACCTTCCCCACCCAGAGGGGAGAAAAAGGAAATGTATAACAAGTCAAACTGATACAAGATGCTACGTCTCGACAAGATATTCTTCGATGCCATCACAGCCAATTCGGAACTGATGCAGGTGGTTGGCGGTCGTGTGAAATCTACCTGCTTCGAGGTCGCGCCCGACGAGCAGGACAACACGCCACTCCCATACATCACAATACTGGATGATGGCAAACGACCGGCACAGACCACAAAGGACGATGACGAATGGTTGCCGAGCATGTGGACTGTCGGTGCTGGAATTGAGGTGGGTGGAACAAGTCCGAACAAGGTGGATGACATCATGGAGAAGGTGATAAAAGTTATTGCCGACTACATGAAGACATTCGACGATGGAGACATCTATCTCAATGAAGGATTTCCGCAAACACAAGGCGTGGCGTGGGACTGGCTGAAACCCTGTTATTACGACGTAGTACACTATCAGTGCGACATAATTAACAACGACGATGAGTAAGAAACAAGAAGAAGTCGGCGGTGAGCAGCAAACCATCGTCGATGTAACAGAAACACCCGTGCATGAGCCAGCAACAGAACCCGCATTCGTCGGAGAATTGCTGTTGAACGGCACGGTGACACTCCAAGCCAAAACCCGCGACGAGTTGGCTGAGATGATTGACAACATCCCGGCCGAAACTCGCTACTCTGTTGGTGCAATAGGGTATGATTCGATGACTCGCACATACTCACTTCAGGTCGATATTGTTCCATCCTTTAACAACGAATAGACATGGGAAGACTTAAAGGCCAAAATCTCCGCGTATTCAGCGGAACGACCGTTATAGGCGCATCCACAAACTGCGTGGTGACGCTGACGAATAACCTTCAAGAGGTGACCACCAAAGACGATGTTGGAGGTGCTCAAAAGCAAGAGGTCATGTCCACCAGCTGGACGGTGCAGGTCGATAGCATGGCGGTTCAAGACATCGCCACGCTGTTGACAGCAATGAAGGCTGGCACTCCGTTTACGTTGTCGTTCGACAAGGTGGCAACCAGCAACAACCAAACTCCAGCAGGTGAGGGCTACGCGCTGCAAGGTTCGGCATTCTTGACCGACCTAACAGTCAACTTCAACGACAGAGAATACAGCGTTAAGAGCCTTACATTTACAGGAACGGGCGGGCTAACGCAAGGTGCAACCATCTCGGCAACAACCATCACATCCCCAAGCAAGACACGTGGCGAGGAAGTGAGGCTGTTTGTTGGCGTACCATCTAACCCTGTAGTGTTTGAGGTAATTGCCGCGGCCAAGACGCTCCAGCTGCATGTCAGCGTAAGCACCGAAGTCGCTACAACCAAAGACACTACGGGAATGTTCGACGTCATTGAGCCAACAGGTCTTGCGTATGATATATCGACAAGTGCGCTTGTCAGCAGCGGCGAGACCATCACGTCCGAGGTTCCAGGCACCGACTTCTTAGGTGCCGAGACCTACGTCCTGGTGGACAACATCGTGAAGTGGAAGATTTGCAACGTGCAAGGTGACAACAACCGCTCAGCAGTCTCTGAACCACCGATTGTTCAAGGTGACGCAATCGTGCAACAGCTCACGGTAAATGCACAAAACAGACAGGTGGCAACCTACACGCTCAACCTAACCGGCAACGGTGACTACACAGTGGGCAACGCAAGCTAACATCAATGAGGCCGTCCGTCTGTACTGTTTTCACCACAACCAGCAGACGGGCGGTTTCTTTACTATCAACAAAAAGGAACTATGACCAAGAAAGAAATCACACTTAACGGCAAGACGTACCCCGTTGTCTTCACTATCAAGACAATGATGGGATTCGAGAATATCGCAGGACATTCATTCTTTGATGAAAAGGATTTCAGTTCATTCAGTGTGCGCATGGCCATCATCATTGCAGCCATTCTCGCCGCCAACAAGGACGCTGACATCACCTTTGACGAACTGGCCGACATCGACGACGTGGAAGGACTGAAAGAGTTAGGCGTGGCATTCAACGCAGTGATGGAGATCTCCGCTGAGTTCTTCCATATCCCCGAAGTCATCAAGAAGGACGAGTCAGCACAGCCAACCGAGGACAACGAAAAAAACGTCTGAACGCTCACGAGGTGTATGAACTACTCGTGGGCGAGATAGGCATAAGTCGTC